CAAGGACACCATTGCCAGCATATTCTGGTTGAAGGCGCGGGCTGGCTGGGTTGATACCGTCAAGCATTCCCATGAGGGATTGCCGGAGAATATCAGGGTGACGTTTGCGCTGGACGCTCCTAAGGTAGATCATGAGGTAATTGATGTAACCCCTGCGAAGGGGCCGTTAATTGAGGGCTAGCGCCCTGGTGGTAAGGGTGGAAACCGTTGCTAAGTTGATCGTATCGACGGCTGTTGCAGCAATTTTCGTTTTGGGTATGCAGCCTGTGTATGGGCAGAAGAGATCGCTGTGCTACGACCACGATAAGTTGGTGCGGTCTTTGGAGCGTCATGCAGATGAAACCAAGCATGGACAGGGGGTTGTCGGGGGTGGGAAACTTTCGATTGAATTATGGCGTACTTATGCGGGGGATACTTGGACGTTGTTATTTATTGATACGCTAGGCCGCGCCTGTTTAATCGCTATTGGTGAATCTTGGGTAAGTACTTCTAGTTCTACTGCTAAAGAGAACCCTTGATGGACATTGAGATTCCCTATACGCCGCGCCCCCAGCAGCTTGATCTCCACCGCAACGATAAGCGATTTAAGATTTGCGTCAGCCACAGACGGTGGGGGAAGAGCGTCTACGCGGTAACGGAATTACTCGCCAAGGCGCTGGAGATTAAAACAGAGCGCCATGATGGGCGGTTCATGTATCTCGCCCCGTACTACCGGCAGGCCAAGCAAGTCGCGTGGGATTACTTGGTTTACTATGCCAAGGACTTGCCCGGCACCAAGATCAATCAATCGGAACTTAGAGTTGACTTGATTAATGGTAGCCGTATCCGGCTGGGTGGTGCCGGGGACGATCCTGATGCCCTGAGAGGGATTTTCCTCGATGGGGTGATTTTGGACGAGTACGCCGATATGAGTCCGCGTGTCTGGTCCGAGGTCATCCGGCCCGCTCTGGTTGACCGCCAGGGCTGGGCGATCTTCATCGGGACGCCCAAGGGACGCAACCATTTCTGGCGTCTTTACGAGGACGTTGCCGATGACAGCGATTGGCATCGTGCCATGTACCGGGCGTCAGAGACCGAGGTTTTGGATCAGAAGGAACTGGATGCAGCCCGTCGTGAGATGGGTGATGACGAGTTCATGCAGGAGTTCGAGTGTAGCTGGACGGCGGCGATCAAGGGCAGCTATTACGGCGGTGTTATTGACGATGCCGACAAGGAAGGGCGGATTTGCCGTGTTGAATATGACGAGGCGTTGCCTGTCCACGTTGCGTGGGATTTGGGCATCAGCGATTCATGCGCTTTATGGTTTTTTCAAGTCACTTTGGGCGAAGTGCGCGTCATTGATTTCTACGAACACAACAACGTAGGTCTCGAACACTACGTCAAGGTTATGCAGGAGAAGGGCTACTGGTACGGCGACGATTGGCTGCCCCACGATGCCAAGGTGCGTGAGTTGGGAACCGGCAGAACCCGCGTCGAAACGCTGATAAATATGGGGCGTAAGCCCAAGATCGTGCCCGGCCACAGGATCGCGGACGGCATCAATGCGGCGCGGCTCTTGCTCCACCACTGCTATTTTGACGAGATCAGTTGCGAGCCGGGGCTTAACGCCCTGCGCTCCTATCAGCGTGAATGGGACGATACAAAGCGAGTATTCCGTAAGACGCCGCTGCATAATTGGGCCTCCCACGCAGCGGATTCCTTTCGCTACTTGGCGATTGCCTACCGCAATCTGAAGTCAAAAAAAGAAGAGCCGGATTGGCGGGAAGACTTGATCAAGAAACCAAGCCTTGACGAAATGTGGGAAATGCACGATTTTGATCGCCGAAATCACAAGGAGCCGCGCATCTAATGGCGATTGACTACGGCTTGGATAACGATTTCGGTTTCGCCCCGGAAGACACCGCCCGGATGGGTGATGTGCTGATGGCGAAGGTCACGGTCGAGACCACCGAGTCTCCCGCTGATTACAGCGGTGTCCCCATTACGACGACGGTGACCGAAGAAATTCCCCTTCCACCCGGCCCGGCCCCGACGATGATGCCGCAACCGCTGCCGCCGATGGCGGTGCCTCCCCAGATGGCGATGGACGGCATCTCCGGTATGGGCGTTCCTGCACTGCCACCACAGGGCATGGTCTCCCCACAGGTCATGCCACCAGGAGCGCCTATGCCGGGGCCGGGGTCTACCGGCATGGGTGCGCAAGCAGCGCAGCAAGTGATGCAACAGTTCCAGCAATTCGGATAGGACTCGTCTAACGGTCGATGGATACCGTGAACTTTTGGGACGTTAAACAATTAGAGGATTTATCACAGACGGAATGGGAGTCCCTGTGTGACGGATGCGGCAAGTGTTGTGCAATTAAGATCAGAGACGATGAGACCGGCGATGTCTTCTACACTGATATCGCCTGTCGTTTACTTGACCGCGAGACAATCCGCTGTACGGATTACACCAACCGAAAACAGCGAGTCCCTAATTGCGTCACATTGTCGCCACAATTCGTCCGCGAATGCGATTGGCTCCCCGACACCTGCGCCTACAGCAAGCTGGCCCGTGGCGAGACCTTGGAATGGTGGCACCCACTGGTATCCGGCAGCGCAGACACGGTGCATAGCGCCGGGGTTTCCGCCCGTGGCAAGGTGAGCGGAGCGAGTATTAACGATGGCTGATAAAGACGACACACGCGCTGAACAGGAAAAGGATCTTGGCCCGTCGCGCTACTGGCAGAACGAACTCGACAAGGCGAGTCAGTTCGAGCGCGAGTGGCGGGAGCGCGGTAACCGCGTGGTCGAGCGATACCGTGACGAGCGCGAGGGCAGCGCGCTTATCGGCCCGATATCGAATCGGTTTAATATTCTTTGGGCCAATACCGAGACCTTGAAGGGCGCTCTGTTCGCTCGCATGGCAAGGCCGGATGTGCGCCGTCGCTTTCCCGATCCCAACCCCGCCGCCCGACAGGTTGCCATTCTTCTTGAGCGCACACTTTCATACGATCTGGATATTTACGATTCAGCGCGCCCTCTGATGGCGGCGCTGGAGGACTACTTGTTACCGGGGCGTGGTGTGGTTTGGGTGGTGTACGAACCCATTATCGTCAAGGAAAAGATAAAGATCGAGGTCAAGGACGACGATGTTAATGTCGTTGAAGAAGAAGAGATTGAACGTCTTGGCGACCAGCGTTGCCGTTTAGAATACGTACATTGGCAGGACTACCGTGAGAGTCCGAGCCGCCGTCCCGAGGATGTGACATGGCGGGCGCGGCGGCATCTGTTTACGCGGGATGAATTGATTGGGCGTGGGTTTGACCATGCTTACGAAGTGCCGCTGACATGGATGCCCGACAATAGTTCCAACGAAGATTTCGATGAAATCTACAACCGCGCCGAGGTCTGGGAAATCTGGGATAAGGTGCAGCGCAAGCGGCTGTTCGTAGCGACGGGCTACAAGGATTTGTTGGCCGAGGATGATGATCCCTATCAACTGATCGACTTCTTCCCGACACCGACGCCGCTGATTGCGGTTCGGACCAACAACACTTCAGTCCCGGTGCCGGAATTTACGCTGTACCAAGATCAGGCGGACGAGTTGGACAGGGTAACGAGTCGCATTACCTATTTGATCGAGGGTTTGAAACGGCGCGGCGTCTACGATTCGTCCGTGCCGGAGTTGGCGCACTTGGCGACCGCTGGGGACAATGATTTTGTTCCTTCGGATAATTTTTCTTCGCTGGCCCAAAAAGGCGGATTGAGCGTTGTCTTCCAGACTGAAGACATTTCTCAGATTTCCACCGTCTTGCAGGGTCTCTACACGCAGCGTGGTCAGGTGCTTCAAATTATTTACGAAGTCACCGGCCTCTCGGACATCTTGCGTGGCGGCGGCACTAAGGCGAGTGAAACGGCTACGGCCCAACAACTCAAGGCCCAGTACGGTTCGATGCGTTTACGTTTGCGGCAAGATGCGGTTCAGAAATATATTCGCGAGCTTTTCCGCATCAAGGCGGAACTGATTGCCGAGAATTACGAACCGGACATTCTCCAGCGCATCACCGGCATGGAAGTAACCGATGAGATGCTGGAGATTATGCGAAGCGACAAGCTCCGCAATTACCAGATTGATGTTGAGACCGACAGCACCGTGTTCGCTGATGAAGAGGAGATGAAGCGGACGCGGGTGGAATTTGCCAATGTGATGGGCAATTTCTTAGTCCAGGCCGTCGAGGCGACACGGGCTGCGCCGGAGATCACGCCGATTGCTTTTGAAATTCTCAAGTTTGTCTCTGGTGCCTGGAAGATTGGACGTAACTTCGAGGACGTTATCGGTCAGACCGAAGCCCAGGTCATGCAGCAACTACAGGCGCAGCAGCAGCAGCCGCAGCAGCCCCCACCGGAAGAGCGTATACAGCAACAGAAGATCGCCGCCGAATTGGAGCGCGAGAAGCTGAAGCAAGAAGGCAAGTTGGCTGATATAAGCTCCCGTGAGCGAAGCAAGGCAGCGGAAATCCAAGAGGAAACCCGCGCCTCACAAGATCGTGTCCGCTCCAAGGAAGACTTGGCGATGCTTGAAGCCGAGTTAAAAATGATGGAGGGGCGATGACCTCCGATCAATACAGCCATAATTATGAAGAAATCAAATGGACGCGGAGGGCGAAGGAATCCCGCGCTGGTTTGGTGCAACGCAAACGGTCGTTCATGGTGATGAAGGATATCGAAC